GTATCAAAAAAGAAATTTTAGGAAAAGAAAGATGTATCTATAAAATACAAGGAGACCGCAAAGAATATATTACATATAAAGGTGTTTTAGTTACTGTTAAAGAGTACAAAGAATTACGTAAGAAACCAACCAAGGCTAAACCCAAACCTAAGAAGGAAGAAAAACCTACCAAGCCTAAACCCAAATCCAAACCCAAGAAGGAAGAAAAGAAACCAACCAAATCTAAATCCAAACCCAAGAAAGAAGAAAAACCTACCAAGCCTAAACCCAAACCTAAGAAAGAAGAAAAACCTACCAAGCCTAAACCCAAATCCAAACCCAAGAAAGAAGAAAAACCAACCAAGGCTAAACCTAAATCCAAATCCACAAAAAAATAAATCTATTTAATTAAATCACTTTCTTTAAAAAACATAATATTTATTTTTAACTCATCTAACATTTCCTTAGATGCATAAAATGATTGTTTCCATCTATCGCTCAGATTGTCCCAATCAGGTTCTATTGTAACAAGTAACTTTATACCAGCTTGTATTATATTCAAGCAACAGTTATGACAAGGAAAACGATTACATACCATAATGCTATTATTGATATTACTATTTGTTCTTGCCGCGTGTACAATAGCATTTGTTTCAGCATGTATTACATATAAATCCTTGTTTTTCTTTAACCACCTTTTTTTAGTTTCTTTTAACCTTCTTGGTAATCCATTATAGCCACAACTAAGCTGTATTAAGCTATCATTTTCTAATATTATGGCACCTACCTTACGTTTTTCATCCTTAGAAAATAACTTAGCTTTAAAATCAGCTTCTTTTAAAAACTTCAAGGCTTTATCACTTGATATTGTCATAATAATAATAACACATCAATTCTCTATGTCCTTTTAGTAAATATAAAAATACACAACATATACCACACACAAATTAGGCAGTCTTCAACACTCTGCATGAGATAGCAAGCGAAAACCGATTCATGCTGAATGTGTTCTTGTTTACCTTAGTTTCCTCTTTGTACCGCGCCTCCGCGTACTTCCTCAGCTTCTTGACAGCACTGTCAATGCTCTCTTCCAGCTGGTCAGCAGATGTCTCCATAATCCTCTCCATACAGTCGTCGCCGACAAGGTCAAAGTAGCTCATGGTATTAGCCATATAGAAAAAACAAACCAGACGCCAGTCAATTTTTCCCATTTTCAGGGCAAATGATTCCCGGGAACCGCACACACCAACATTTCTTGCTAGCACCACAAACAGCTTACCAACATCAAAAATAAAAACAATTGTATTCCTCGGCGCAACAACAATATATTCAATAACAATAAAAAAAAGATTTAATTTAAATAGAATTGTATAATGATAAGATATTATGTTGTAATGAATCAGGATATAAATAAAGATAAAACAAAGGAAGATTTAATACTAAAATATAGGGACGATAAATTTTTAGCAGCATTACCTTTGAAAAATTTTTTGGATATTGATAAATATTTCTCATCACCACCTAAGATGCCAAAAAAATATAATGCAGTTTATACTTACCGTGATTATAATAAAGATAAAGTAAAGGATCATATAATGCATTTATTTACATTAAAAGGCAAATATATATTATCATTACCAATAAATAATTTAGCAAACAAAAAATATAAAAAGCTTGGTGGTAGAATTGCCAATAAAAAAATACTAGAATTACAAAATGAGATTAATATGATGAAACAAAATATGCAAACTAATAATCCAGCAATGCAAAAAATAATTAATGATCAACCACAAGTACATACAGTAATAACAAAGGATGAAACAAGTTTTGGTCAACATGTTAAGATGGGATTTGGAGCGGGTGGAGGCGCAGCATTAAGTTCAAATATAGTTAATTCAATGTGGGATGCTTTTTTCAGTGGAGAATAAAATATAAAAAACAAATAAACACAAAAGAATTACACACAAGAAACTAAACCGGGGCTGTATGCGCCATCTCCCTAAACTGTTTTTCAATATCATAATAAGAGCTAAACTGATTACAAGAAGTATTATTAATAGTAATATTAGGCAAATATTTCCTACAATCAACTTCAATATTATTTTTAAGAATAATATGAACCAAATCTGGTTTATTCTTACCGGACAAGCTAATTTTTTTGACGGATTGTTCTTTAACATAATTAGAGATAATATCCTCCAAAACCTTTTTCTTCAACGAGTAGAGAGCGGCATCAATGCATTGCATAGTTATTGATAATTATAAAAATAAACCTAAATCAAATTTTATTCAAATGTGAACAAATGTATCTCCAAAACCTTTTCTTTAAAGAGTAGAGAGCGTTATCAATGCGAAGCATAGTTATTGATAATTATAAAAATAAAGGTAATTGATTTTCTAAAAACAGTATGCAAGGTAAAAAACTAAATCATATAATAGCTACTTAGGTACCACATACTAACAGCGATTCCCCCCCCCCCTTTCGGGTTCTTGGCAGATTGCCTTCTAATTAGTATATTGTATACATCCCTTTTGCAGGTTATACTCAATTAGTCTTTTTTTTGGTGACCATCTTTCAGGCCAATTAAATAAAGAATAGGCACAAATCAATTTTTATTTAAATCAGAACAAAATGTATCTATCAAAATCAATAGGTGCAAAATAAGACAATAAATATAAAGTACCCATTGAAAATATGTAAACTCCTGTTGTAAAATATATTAAATCATTAATATAAGATTCAAACGTATCAAGATATTCGCTCATGCTAATAATCAATAAATATACTAAATCAATTTTTACTAAAATTATACAATTTCAAAGAATTGGGACACATAAAGACGATTTTATAATATTATACAATTGTTTTAAATTTATGTCTTTTTAATTCAACCAAAACATTTTGGTAATAATTTCCTGTATTCGCGATAGACTTATTTGTTTCAACTAATATTTCAATACTTTATAGTATACGCTTTATTATTATATCATTTTAATTTTTCTTTCATATGTGATAAATATGTAATATACATTATTGGATTATCATTATCACAAATAGATTTAAAATCAAATTTCGGAAAAAGTTTATAAAATTCTTTAATTTTTTGCTGCATTGTTTTCATTTCTATTTTTTTTAAACGCTTACCTTGAATAATGTTAAATTTATATATTTCATTTTTAAGTTCCCAGTATGTTATCTCAATATTATCATTAATAACTTCGTATCTATATAAATAGTCAATTAATACAATGTCATAATTATCTAGTTCCATATAATTATTGGCGTGTAAATAGAAGTCGATCATTTTTTATATAAAAAATAAATAATTATACACTATAAATGTTAGTATTAAATAATAATTTAAGATTACCATATATTAGAAGAAATAATTTATGTTTTATGCTACATGATACTAACGAAATGATAGGTATTGCAAGGAATTCAAAGGTTGCTTTATTCGAAAATGTTTTTTTAGAAGGAGTGCAAAACTTTGTACTAATATCAACATTATTATTGTTAGCGAGAACATTACCAAATACAACACCACCAAAGGCTATCGTAAGAGTTACAGAACCTATAATTAATTTTTCTAAAAAGTTTATTAATTTTGATAATTACTATTTTCAGATAGGATTATCATCAGCATTTTTAACATATATTTCAACAATAGCAGGTGTAGCAGCAATGGAAAAAAAAAAATAACAATATATTAATATGGATTTAAAAAAAGGGACTATTGATTTAACGAATATCCATGTTAAATATGAAAATAAAAATATAAGGATAAGATTATTAAAAAAATCTGCGACTTCCAATGTTTATAAGGATGCTGATAATACTATTGTAATAAAAAAAATAATAAAATATAAGGATTACCATGTATTTGAAAGAGAAATACATATATTAAATCTATTGAATAAACAGCAAATTAATGTACCGAAATTAATTTTTTATGATATTAATAGTCAAATAATAATAATGTCATATTGTGGTCAAGCAATTTCTGAAAAAACATTCAATTCAAATAATAATTACAAAAAACAATTAAGTAATATAATCAAAGAAATTAAAAAATTAAATATTAAACATAATGATATTAAACATAATTCAGAAATTTTATTATTAAATGATAGTATATATTTGTGTGATTTCGGTTGGGCAACTATAAATGGTAATTTAGATTGTAATATTAATTTATCAAATAAATCTAAACCAGCTGGTATTATTGATGATGATATTTTTATTTAGTTTATTTAGATGACTGAAACGCATTTAATTATTGATTGGACTAATTTTTTTATAAATTTAGATAATTGGATTAAAGACACATTAGAATTAAAAGAGAAAATACTTATAAAAAAAATAGAAAATAAAAGTAAAATTATGTCAAAATTTTATGGCACAAATGTTAATGATTTTCGCGGCGAAACAGATTTCAATTTATATATATTAGAAGATAAAGGCCCCATATATGATTATAGAAACACGAGTAAAGGTTATCGAAAAGTTAATATAAATATATTTGATCTAAAAATTAAATTAAGAAAAATTACTGGTGGTTATAAAATACATACGACAGATAATATCCAAGAAACAAAAGATAATTTAAAAGCACTTAATATATTCGAACAATATTATAAACAACTAAAATTTGAATCATTAAATGATGTTTTTAATGAATTAAATAAATATCCTGAATTAAAATGGATTGTAATGAGAAATTTTGAAGGTATGCCTAACAAAATTAATATTGATAAGCATTTAGATGTTGATCTTTTGGTAAATGATTATTATTTAATTAAAAGAATATTAGATGGAACATCTGCTACTGATAATAGATATGATGATGGTAAAAATAGAATATTAAATAATGTTATTATAAATAATAAAAACATATTATTTGATTTTAGGTATATTGGTGACAATTATTATGATTTTAAATTCCAAAATAAAATGTTAAATAGTAGAATACAACACGAAAATGGATTTTATATTCCAAATAAAGAAATGCACTTATATAGTTTAATTTATCATGCTATAATTCATAAAAGTAATATATCTAATACATATATAGAAACGTTCAAACAAAATGGTATTAACAATTCCGATATTAATAAAAATAACTTAAAAAGAATCTTAGATACTTTTATGCAAATAAATAATTTCAAGTATTGCAAGCCAGAATCATCAGTTGGTTACTTTTTATAAATACTGTAACAATAACCGTATTAATAAAGTAATAAACAAATATTTATTTATTGCTGAAACTAGTATTATTTTTCTTGGGTCCTACAATATTGGCGGCCATATCGTCAAGACGAAGTTTATTTAATGCATAATTATCATAAGTTCTCTTGCTATAATTATTTTGATTTCTTTTATCAAATAGCCTTTTGATAATTGGAAAATTATTCATATTATAACTATTAACCCCTTCAAAAATGCATGCAACGCAAAAAACCCAATATAGAATACTTTTCATTATTATAATTATATATATATGATATTCATATATACTTTATAATGCTAATAAATATAAGTAATGTGCGGTTCTGTATCCCAAGAAACAGTTTTACAATTTTTTTTGATACCTGTTTTATTCATAATACTAAGAATTTTATCATTTACGTCATTTTTTTTAAATTTTGTATATGAATATTGTGGATATTTCTTAACAAAATTGTCAAGCAATACATTAATATATTCAGACGAATCAAAATTCATTTTAATGTGATAATCTAATATCAGTCAATCAATTTTTATACCCATTTAATATTATGGTATTCATTGCATTTTTCAAAGTGTCCACAACCAATAAAGGGGTTCTTCGTATTTAAAGGTGAAGGATGCCCGGCTTTTAATATAATATTATTGGTATTACGAAAATATATTTCTGTTGTTTGAGCAAAATTACCCCATAACATTATGCAAACGTTCTCACAATTTTCCGCTATCCATTTGATAACAGCATTCATGAAGGGATTCCATATGTTAGAGTGAGAATTAGGCTTACCTTCTAATACAGTTAATGACATATTAAGCAATAAACATCCTTGTTGAGCCCAATCACTCAAATCAGATTCTTTACGCATGACATGTTCAGTTCTTTGCAATTCCTTGAAAATATTACGCAAACTCGGTTGTAATTTATTATTAGTTTGCTGAGAATGCGAGAAACATAATCCATTTGCTACATCACGCATATGATAACAATCTTGACCAACAATAATACATTTGATATCTTCTACATTGAAATAGTTAAAACAATTGAAAATCCGTGATGTATCGGGGAAAATATTATTAGAAGTAGCATATTCGTGAGACAATTTAGTATTTATGATATCTTCATATGGTTCAATACAATTGATTAAAACATCTTTCCAGTTTGTGATTACGCTTTCATTAATAAGTTTTTTGATATCCATTATTATTAAAAATTGATTAATAATATTTATATCATTTTTTAATAGTATAATGGACACAACTTATAATTTCATTTATAAGAACAAAAATAAAGATGACTTTTTCAACTCATATTATGTTAAAAACACATGTATTTACCATACTTTCGATAAAACAAATATTCATACAACATATATAAATGAAAAAAGCTTTATGAAAAAAATGAAGGATAAGTTATCAGGAATTAGAAATATGATAGTCAATAAAATCTTTTAATTTGGGATATTCGTAGTTTTTGAATATTTTCTTCATATCTTGGATATGGTCTTCATTATTTAGCATTTTTGTTAAAATAAAATTATCGCGCAATAGAGTATTCTTAGATTGTCTTTCAAATTGTTTTTTATCTTGGCTCAAAATCATACGTGCTGCCAAGTTTAGAATATTCTTATTGATACCTTCTTTCATATAATTACTGCGAATAGTAACATACCACCTTGTTTTATATGTGTCACTGGGAGTCATTGAAACGCCAATTACAAGTTTTTTATCTTCACTATGACTAACAACAGACCATGTTGTAGATGGATAAATATATTCATGATAATTACTTGTGAAAGCTTCTGTGCCAAGCGAAATATTTTTATTCATAAGCTTAATATTATCTTTTGCGTAGTGATCAAAACAAGTACCTATAATATTTTCTGCTTTTTTAATATGTTTATAATTTTTCACGGGGATATCACTGCCAAAACCAAATACTCCACTATGAATATGTTGAGCATGATTAATATCCATAGAATTATACATGCAAAAAGGTAAGTTTTCATTCATTTCATATTCAATATAATCTGATACAAAATCCTCACCAATGTAAGGGATAGTTTGAGGGACTTTTTCAACAGGATTATACGACCACCATAATTTATTATCGTGCTCAACAATAATACCACATTTATCATTCTCCGAATGTTTATATCCATGATAAGGACATTTTAGACAACCGTCTTCTATTTTACCCTCATTTAAAGTAGAACCAAAATGTTTGCAAAAGTTAAGAGTACTTAGATAGGTATTGTTTTCTGTTTTCCATGCGACCAATGGGATTTCCCCTATATTAAATTGATATGGTTTGTTATCTACGAAACTATGTTTAAATCCAATGCAATTCCAATATCTGTATAATGGCGTATTCAATGAAGTAGCGGAAAAACATGCACATTTTCCAATAAGAGTAATAATTAATAGCAATTTGATATTCATATTTTCAAAAAAATATTATTATTATTAGATATAACATTGATATTCTTATATATTATTGCATTTGTTAAGTAAATCAAAAAACTCTTTGCACTGTGAAGAGTCGCCATTTTTGATACACTCAGCATATACAGCAGTTTCTTTTATACACTTGTTATTAGTGGATGCAGATTCAGTAACTTCAATCTTACGAGGACCCATAATAGCGTCAATGCCTCTACAAGCAATTTGCGAACCAGTACCCAGAGCCACACCTTGAATAACAGAGCTCATAATACCACCAATCATGGTTTCACCGGCTTGATTATTTGCTGGTGGTGGAGGCAACGACATATCTTGTTTAATTGTAGAGTTTGGCTTTTGATTAGTAATACTATTTCTGTTTCTATAACGTTTCATATTAGTTTATTATTTCTATACTTTATACCTAAATAAAAATGAGTACATAATTAATAAAAAAGTGTAAATTTCAAAAAGTTTATAAAATTCATAGAAAAATAAAATTATGTACTCAAAATTATGTCCAAACATGTAAAGAGTAAGATTTCCAACTTCTAAATGATGTTGAACCAACAGTAGAATATGAACACGCTACTGCTAATGCATAATTACCTGCTAACGTATTTGATGGTATTGTGTAGTTAACACTAAAATCTCTATTGCCAGAAAAAGTTGCATTAGGCGCCGTAAATCTAGACCAGCTACCATACCATACCCAAAATTCACAATACTCCCTCCAACTTCCTGATGTGTTAATTCTTCCAATTAAATTTAATGTATCACCTGGTTTAGCTTGTATAATTAAATTAGCATATTTAACATCATGACTAGAACCTCTACCTCCCGCACCTCTATTATCAAAATTTGTTGTTCCTTCGCTGCGAGTAGTATTATTAGCATATAAACCAGTAATAATTTCATAAGTAGTAGTACCGACACCTCCTGAACGCCCTGGAAGGGATGTAGCAACAGGTGTCGGTGGTCCACCAGAAGAAGGCGCGCTTTTACCATAAAAATTATTAAAAGTTATTGTACCCGATGCAGGGATGCCGGAAGCTGCCGCATAATATTCAGATATAGCGATGGGATTGGAACCACCAAATTCAGTTTGAATATTTGATAATGAAATAGCACCCGAAGATTGTAAAACCATTATCTACACTTTTATTATATTATTATAAAATCAAATAATTTTTATTTACCTAATAACTTTTTAATTTCTTGAAGCTCCTTTTCAAGACTATTATATTTGTCTTCTAATACCTTATTTTTTTCTTCAATAGCTTTGTTATTGGCGTTGAGCTCCTTGATACCTTGTAATAATATAGGAACTAATCTTTCGTAATTTAATGTTAAATACTCGTCTCCCGATTTAGATACCTTCTTTCCAAGTCGTTCGTCATATATAGTATCGAATGGTGCTAATTCAATTAATTCGGGATAATATTTTTTAATTTCTTGTGCACTTAAACCAATTTCATTTTTACTATTATCATATCCAAATGATACTGCTAAATCGTTACATTTATATTTAAATACACTTATTTTATCTAGTGTAGATAAAACATTCTTAACATATTCACTAATAGTTTTCAATCTGATATCTGAATAATATGCTGTTATATTTCCTGTGGCTATTATATTTCCACCATTGACATGTAATTTATCAGCAGGACTTGATGTGCCAACGCCCATATTCCCATTACACGCTAATATATTATCAACCCAAACTTGTTTACTTCCATAAGATCTTATCCAGGTAGTATCAGACATATACCATCCACCACCATGTGTTTGTGATATCCATCCACCATTACCAACAGATCTAAACCATGCCTTTGAATAAATTGAACCATCATCCAAATCTACTGATGCTCTCGCAGCATTATTGCCGACAAATACTATTTCATTGGGATTGCTATCTGTTGAAACATAATAATTATTACCCGAACTATTAGTCGACCAATATAAACCCCATTTAGTAGAACTATTTACTCTCCATAAGAAATGACTAATATCTGGACTTGAAAGCATAGTGCCTTCGTCGGCAACATTGATAGATAATTTAGCATCTTGATATATACTGGTTGTTCCAATATATACAGATGTTTGAGATACTGCCAAGGGCGTAGCACTATTATTTCCAATATATACTAAACCAGTCCCTTTTGATTTTAATGCAAGAATCGCAGAAGCAGTTGAACCAACTTG